ATTTAAAGATAAACTTGATCTATGGGCTGATAGACATTCAAAAATGAGAGTATCACCTTTGGATAACCACCCGAATGAACTAGGCCATATAGCTATTTGTGATAAGATAAATATGCTATTACAAGAATATAATATAATAGGAAAAGATAATGGATAGTTGGCATAAAGATTACTTACTAAACAAAGAAGAATACCTAAAACTTTTTGATACTACTATGCAAAAAGAACAGGAAACTAATGTTGAGTTTTTAGAGAAAAGCCTTATAAAACTAACAGGAAGAAATCACGCTATTGTTTGTAGTAACGGAACAGACGCCTTACACTTCTCATTAATCAGTTTAGGTATTAAACCAGGCGATGAAGTTATTACTACAAACTTCTCTTGGATATCTACAGCGTCATGTATATCAATGGTTGGCGCAACTCCTGTGTTTTGTGATATTGATATATCGTCTTATCACTTGTCACTTGCTAGTATAAAGAATATGTATTCGAATAAAACAAAAGCAATTGTATATCCACATCTATTCGGTAACATGTCAGAAACAAAAGATATAATAGATTTTTGTAAAGAAAAGAATATCGCATTTGTAGAAGACGCTGCTCAATCAATAGGTGCCAGTTTGAATGATGTAAAGGCCGGTTCAATTGGTGATATCAGTACATTAAGTTTCAATGCTAATAAAGTTATCGCTGGTATTTCTGGTGGTGGCGCTGTATTAACAGACAATAAACTACACGCTGAAACAATTAGAAAATTAAGAAAACATGGTAACAATGAAATGTTAGGTTATAACTCTAAAATGTTATTGATGAATGCTACGTTTATAGATCATAGATTAAAAAAGATAAATGAATATCAAACAAAGAGACAAGCAATTGCTAAAAAGTATGATGAACAATTAAAAGATTATGTGATTATTCAACCAACAACAAATGGTCTTAATCATAACTATCACAAGTATGTTATCAGATTACCAAACAAAGAAATTAGAGATGAGTTAAAAGATAAACTTAAAGCAAAGGTTCATTACGATAAACCTCTATCAGAGAATATAATGTATAAAAATATCTATCACAGAAAAGATAGTATGTATAACTCTAAAACAACAAGTGATACTATATTGACTTTACCTATTGATCCTTTTATGACAGACGCCGAGATCAGTAAGGTTGTCAATATAATTCTTATTGTATTAGACCATGAAGAAACTAAATTCTTAAACAACATGAAGAAACTAATAGGTGATGATTATATAGATGAAAGTCTAATCGGTGAAACCACTGAACCAATCTATGACTATATAATAGAGAAGTGTTTTCAAACACCAAGTTATGCTGAAGAAGTGACATTTAACAATCCTAGAAAAATAAAGATCGCATTTAATAAATTTTATGAAAAACTTAGAAGAAATACAAAGTAACTATTTGGCGATAGACTTCTTTCTATCTATGTCCTGTAATAAGGACTGTCATTACTGTACAAGTTATACTTTAGAGATGAGAAACCTTACTGTTGATATGGATTTCTTAAAACAAACGTTAGAGTTCCTAGGAAATTATAAAGTCAGAGTTAATTTATTAGGTGGTGAGCCCGGTTTAATTAAAAATTTAGATGAAGTGATTAATGAGATTAAGAAAAATAATAATCACGTTGTATCAGTATTATCTAATTCATTTATAAGAAAGAGATATCCTCATATACTAGAAGACAAAGATATACTGTATGTTGAACACAATATATTGGATTGGTATGAAGACGAGGTTAAGAAATTAGGTAACTTTGATTTTATTCCTGAAAATGATATGAATAATTATAACGTAGTAGTTAGAACACCAAACTATTATGCGTTCAATCACTTGTATCCTGAAATAGTAAAAAAACTAGATCACAAGAATACTATGTGGAAAGCTTTCAATGGTAGATCAAAACTATTTACAGATGTAATACAAGCAGCCGAGATTGATCGTAAGATGTGTGCTTCTTTTCCTATGGTGCCAGTTATAGATTTTGAGAAAAGACATATTGTTCATTGTAGTAAAAAGTTTGCTAACAATACTGAACTATCCAAGACATTTGATTTAACACAAGAAAATGTGGATAAGATGATGAACTTTCAACTATTCAAATACGAAAGTTATTGTGTAACTTGTACAGAATGGCAACAACCAAAAGGACATTTTCCTATGAGAAAATATGCGAGGTTATTAAATGAGTAATATAGTAGAGTCATTAAGTAAAAGGGCACATGTTGTTCATTACAAAACAAACATAGAAGACATACCCACTAAATCAGAAATTGAGGAGATATTAAGAATAGGTTATCCATTAGCAACATCAAAACAAAATGCTTTTCCTTATCAATGTCATGTATTAGGACCAAATCTAAAAAGAAGTGAAAACATATATCAAATGTGTGAAATGAATAAAATAGTTTTTGATATAGATACAGAAAAAAATTATAATCCAAATCCTTATTTATTTCATATTAGAACAGCACCATGGATATTAATATGGGCACCACGACTTGCTCCTCCTAATCAATTTAACAAAGAATCTATTGAAGAAACTGGAACTATGTGGGAATTTGATAAAGAGGATTATATTCCAGACGCAGAAAAAAGTTATGCCATAGAGGTAGGAATGATTGCTAAGATACTTACAGGAGTAATATTAGATAAAGGTTATGATACTTCTTATACATCTTGTTTTCCTCATCAAACTAAAAGATGGATTAAATATCCATTTATCAAACACGCTCCTTTTTTAATACAAACAATAGGTAAATCAAAGTTATATAAATGGCAACATATGAAACCAGAAAATTTAAAAAAAGATACATGTCCTCCGTTTGAAGATATTTTTACATTTAGAGGTGATGATGAGTAAAGAAAATAAAGAAAAATTAAATGAGTTAGACCCAAAGTGTTTTGATCGAAGACAACACAATTATGGTTTTACTAATAGAGGTGAGTTAATACCATGTTGTTGGTTAGACAATCAAAACAATAGAGTGGATCCATCATATCAGAAACTATTATCAGTTAGTAATATTAAAGACCATGAGAGTATAGAAGATATACTATTACAGCCAGAGTGGATTGAGTTTAATAAAAATCTAGCAAAAGGAAAAGGGTTTCCTCAATGTCACAAAATATGTAAAAAGGAAGCAAAGTTTCAAAGACAAACAATATATGAACCTGGCCATGAAAAAAGAGTGAAAGATACATAAGATGTACGACCCAAAAGTCAAAAATGATTTAACAAGAGAACGACTTGGTGACGAAGAAGCACGTCTAACTAGAGGAGGTCCTGGTGACAAGTCTAAACCCGGTCAAGTAGATACATCACAATGGTGGGTAGACATATCAAAAAAAACCAAAGATAGCGGTACAGCAGAACCATCATTACCAGATCAATTACCTAAAGACAAATCTATAATACAACAAGCAAAAGACGAAGATATATTTTTTTGTACTATACCTTTTACACAAGCATACTCCGAAATGCATGGTGGTTGGAAAGCATGTTGTTTTGCTAATATGGACTACTATTATGGTCCTTCAGTAGAAGATACATCTATAATAGATTGGATGGTAAATAGTGATTATATGAAGTCAATTAGAAAAGAAATGACCACAGTTGGTTCTGATCTAAAAAAAGTCAAAAAAATTTGTCAAAGATGTATTAGTGATGAAGAAAGATATGGCAGATCCAGAAGAACAAACTGTTTAAAGATACACACAAACAATCCAGAGTTTTCAGATAAAATAATAAAAAGTGTTGAAATGTATAAAGCGAGTGGTTTTTGGGAATTTGATCAAAGAATAATAGAAATACAATTAAAAATATTTGGATCAGAATGTAATTTAGATTGCCATATGTGTCTTCATACAAACTCATCAATAAGACAGGCGGGTGCTAAAAAAGGTGTATGGAATACAAAGTTGTGGGAAGAAGAATTACAAACTGATTGGGAATCTAGTAAAAAAGAATTTAAACTACATGGTAAAGATCGTACAGGAGTATTTAAAGGATCGATTAAATCAACAATAGAACAAGTTGTAGAGTTAGCGCCATATATAAGAAGTATAAAAATTATAGGTGGCGAACCATTAATTATGAAAAAACATTATCAAATGATGGAAGCAATTGTAAAAACGGGACACGCAAAACATATCTATGTTAAATATCAAACTAATTTAACAAAAGTAAGTGTTGGTAAGCATAGTATGTTTGATTATGCACCATATTTTAGAGAAATAGCGATAGTTGGTTCTGTAGATGGTGTAGGTAAAACTATTGAGTATATGAGAAGAAGAACAAACTGGCAAGAGTTAGAAGACAATATAACAGAATGTGGTAAATATCCTAACGTTGTTGTTGACTTTAATGGTCTAGTTTCTTTTTTAAGTGTGTTAAGATTTTATGAAGTACCTGAATATGTCAAAAATAATCCTAATATATTTCAGATCAATTGGGCCATACTTGATATGCCTAGAAGTTTAAGACCTAATAATTTACCACAAAAACTAAAAGATGATTTAATACCAAAATATACAAAGTATCCTGATATTGTAGCCGCACTAGAAAGACCAGCAGAAAAAGATTTTAATATACAAGAAGTATTTTCTTATTTACTAAAACAAGATAAACATTACAAAGGTACTAAATGGGAAATGAATTTATTTGATGTTTTTCCTGAACTAGAAGAATATTACGACCCTAACTATATATCACAAGACGATTTAAATTTAACAATTAACGAACAGGATTTAATAAACTAATATGAATACTTTATTTAACAGACGAGGAATTAATATTGATATCACACACAGGTGTCCGTTAGAGTGTAAAAGATGTCAAAGATTTACTTCATTTACAAGTAAAGGTCTAAAGGTTCCTGGTGAAGATTTATCTATTGAAGATTTTTCTAAAGTGCTTGACTTTTTTACTCATATAAATTTTTGTGGTCAAGTATCCGATCCTGTTCATCACCCAAAATTTGTAGAGTTATTAGAAATGATACGTGAGAGAAAAGATCACTCAACTAGTGTTCATCACGCATCAGCGGCTAAACCTTTAAAGTGGTATCCTAAAGCCTTTGAGGCAAATCCAAGAGCTCAATGGTGGTTTGGTATTGATGGTTTTCCTAAAGATAGTCACAAGTATAGAACTAACCAAGACGGTGAAAAATTATATAATATAATGAAAGATAGTGTTAAGTATTTAAAGAATACACCAATATGGCAATTCATTGTATTTAGTTTTAATGAAAATGATATTGAAGCATGTAGAGATATGGCAAACGATATAGGTGTTAAGTTTATTGTTATCAATTCATCAAGGTGGATGGGCGCAAATGATCCTTTAAGACCTACTAATAAAAGCCTAAGTTTAGATAGAACTATAGGTAGATTTGATAAGAAAGAAACTTCACTACATGAAACTATATTTATGAATGACAAGGAACTTAATGAGAAAAAATAAAACTATTATACTTTTGATTGACTTTCATGGTCACCCTATACTTGGTGACGAATTTACAAATAATAAAAGATATTCAGAGTTACAAAAACTAATATGTAATGTAAATAATATATCAGATTTATATTTTATTTCAAATATGCCTTACTCTAAGGATCCTAAGTTAGCTGAAGTATTAAAAATGGCAAGAGCTGTTGGGTATGAGACTTCATGCGTTACACAAACTTTAAGACCTAATCCTGGTGACCATACAATTGAGGAACTTTCAAATCATATAAAAGAAAAACATGATTTTAAAATTGACCCAAGTGATACTCAAATAGTTATAGGTGGTTGTAATATATCAGGTTGTGTTGCTTCTTCAAAACAGATAAGTGCTATATATTGGTCAAAAGCAGGTTATAGAACTACAATACATGCACCATTATGTGCTGTATACGATCAACCAGGTATTAATCAAATTGAAAGAACCTATTATGGATTTCAGAAATTATATTCAATAATAAGAGACCATAAGTGTTTTAATATACAAATGTCAAGTGAATGGTCTGAGGTAGTAGGTATATGAAAAAGAAACTTCCAGAACATTTAACTAAAGGCGGACCTGGTGATAAGTTTCTTGGCGGAGGTAGTGTTGACACAAGCAGTTGGTTTAATGATCCTCAAATTGAAATGACAGAATTAGAGAAACAAATTAAAGATGAAAAGATTTGGTTTTGTACAGCTCCCTTTCAACAGTTATATACAGATGTGGCTGGTCATTATGGTCCATGTTCTTGGGCTAAACAACAATACTTTAACACAAATATCCGAAACGTTTCAATGAAAGAGTGGTTTGAAAATAACCCTAAACTAAATGAACTACGAGAAGAAATGTTAACTCCAGGTTCAGATTTAAAGTTAGCAAAAAAATCTTGTATATCATGCGTACAACAAGAAAAAGCTTATGGTAGATCAAGGAGACAATCTTCTCTTAAAATACAAAGTAACAATTGGGAATTTTGGAATAATCAACGTGAGGCTGTTAATAGATATAAAAAAACTAAAACAGGTCATATAAAAGATAGAATTTTTGAAGTACAGATTAAAGCATTTGGTAATCAATGTAATTTTGATTGTTATATGTGTATTCCAGCTGATTCCACTATAAGACTTAAAACCATGAACTCTAATTCAATGAAAGATCAATTAGTGTTTAGTCAAGGTACTATGAATGAAGCTAATACTCTATATAAATTTAAAAATGAATCACTAGATAATATTATTGACCAGATAGTAGATATTGCTCCTTACATATACAATCTTAAATTTATTGGTGGAGAACCATTAGTTATGAAACAGTTTTACAAACTACTTGACGCTATAGTAAAAACAGGTTATGCTAAAGATATGAATGTCAAATATCAAACTAACATGTCTGTTCTAGGAGATGGTAAATACAAGATTGAAGATTATATTAAACATTTTAAATTATTTGAATTTACCGTATCACTTGATGGTATTGGTAAAGCTGATGAATATATTAGACGTAGATCAGTCTGGGAAGATATAGTAAGCAACATTAAAACATTAAGCAAATATCCTAATGTAAAAATAAATGTAAATGGTACTATATCTTTTTTAAGTGTCTTTAGATTTTATGAACTTATAGAATGGTTTGATGATAACAAAGATTTATTCGAACAAATTAATTGGTCAAATATACGAGGACCTAAAAAATTATGTGCTAATGTTTTACCTGATGAAATAAAACAAAAACTTATTCCGTTGTATGAGAATTACCCAGATATACAAAATGTATTAAAAGAAAGTAATGGTGGATTATATTACC